ATCTCAGCCCTGTTATACTTAATGTCTTATACCATGCTGGAAACTGCCCATACTACAGCAGCACCTTGTGCTAGTAATGCTCCTGCTATTGTTACTAATGTCCAGTTGATATCCATTAAGTTACTCCGATTCCGATTCACTTGTAGTATCTGTCCAATTTGGATTTGCAGACCACGTTGTACCGTCAAACAAATATCTAATACCCGTCCAGTTTTCAGGAGCAGTCACACCTGTGTACATTACACTATTAGAAGTATTGCAGTCACCAGCTATAAGTTCCACAGGGGAACCAATTTCTGTATGGGTAGATGCTGTGTTTACAACTTTATCATCGGCAAAAAGGTAAACAGATATGCCATTTTTCACTAAAGTTTTCATTAGAATTTCCCTGTATTAATGTATAAACTTGACGATGATAGCGCCACACCAATAGCGTTAGATGCACCCGCCGTAAGTGCTGTAGCAGTTATTGGCAACCCATAGACTGCGCCAGTAACAAGACTGCTTTGATTGGTGTTTATGCCACCAATTACTGTGACTTTTCCTGATGCGCCATCTGAAATTGACTCAGCCGCAATACCAACCCATGTAGGGTTGCCAGAATTAATAATTGATGAAGTCGCATTATAGTTACTGTCATTTTGAAAAAATGTAATACATTGGTTAGTGTCTGGATCAAAAACAAGACCGCCTATCTGTACGTTAATTTCTACAGCAGTTGCTGCTTCACCCGCAAAGAATGAAGTACCTGAAATCTGACCTTTAATTACATTGCCAAAATCTGTAGTTTGAGCTTCATAAAACAAAACCATTTGATTTTTGTTACTGTCAAAAACAAGCGCATTGGCTTGCGAAGAGCCTACTGCAGTTAAAGTAACTTTCGTGCCAAAAGATATTGATGTACCACTTACTGTTCCGACCCTAGCCCTCAGTATGCTGCCAACAGAATACACATGCAAAAATTTATTACTGTTTGAGTCAAAAGCTAAACTCATTCCCCTATTAGCAGTTGTTGCTCCTGAATCTATAGTTGTCTCTGAACCCCAAGATATTGATGTGCCACTTACTGTTCCAACGGCAGCAAAAGGTTCGTAATCGTCATAGTCGTTCCATTGAGCAACAACTTTATTTGAGTTAGAATCAAACTCACATCTTATGGTATAAGAGTTGCAAGTAGCACCAGACGGGCCAGCCGCTGAACCAAAACTAATTGATGTTCCACTGACTGTTGCAACTTTGGCTAGAACAGAATCATCGTTGTGTTTATAAACAATGACACATTTATTAGCATTACTGTCATAACAAATATCCAGTGCCTCTACAACTCCACCGTAAAATTCTGTTTGAGTGCCGAAGGTAGGCGTAGTCCCGCTTACAGAAACAACTACGGCATAGGCATGATTCGCATCAGATTCATTCCTAAAAACACAAACTGCTCTTTGAGCATTAGTATCATAAACTGCTTTCATCCTTCTTGGAATTTGAGATATAGCCACAGCAGTGCCAAACGAAATGCTTGTTCCTGACACCGTTCCAACACGGCAAGTTAAATAACCGCTATTCTGTTGATCCCGATAGAAATAAATAACCTTGTTATTTGCGGTATCATAAACAATAGCCTCCGTACCGTCATGTGCGCCAGTAAAATTAGTTGCATTAACTTGCACCGGGTCGCCAGCATTTGCACCCATCGTGGAAATTGTGCCGTCAATATTTAAGCCGACTAAAGCACCAGCACTAATGCTACCACTAGCAGTAAAAGTTTGTGAACCGCCACTTATTTTAGTACCCATGTAGGTTGCCAATCGTGACATAGTGGCTTTTCTATTTGTTCCACCTGCGCCATCATCAACAACCATTAGGTCTGCGTCTACTAATGCAGCCCCAATATCAGTACCCCCATCAATATCTAAATCTGATATACTGATACTTCCGTCTGGGAAATTTACTGTGCCTGTTACAGTACCACCAGTAAGAGGTAGTGCATCTGCTGATTGGAATGTACCAAAAGAAACAATCTCTACTGTGTCATTAGCTGTAGCACCAGAGGCCAACACAACGTCTGACCCATTGGTAGCTGTAAAGTCTGCCCTAGCTAAGTGTACACCGTTAAGATATACAGACACAAAACCCGGCGTGTAGCCTTGGGTAGTAAATGTAGTTTGATTTGATGTGGCTGTATATACGTCCCGACTTTGTGTAGCCTGTGGGGTAGGTATTGCGCCGATATATCCTGACATTATTTTTCCTTATGAATTAACCATGCCGTACATAGTAATAGTTCCTGATGCTATGTTACCTGAAGAATATGAAAATTTAATAGCATTAACTACAGTAGCTGCTTTTGTTTTGCCGGGTCCATATCCATAGTTAATTTCCAAAGCACCACTTGCTATTGTTGACAAACCATTTGTAAATAAATATGTTGGAGCATTTATATGTGGAAAATTTAAATTCACATTCGCAGAAATACCAGCATCTAAAGCTGCGTTACCTTGCCCAGTATAATAAAGCCGAAGTCGTGGGGCATCCCCTGCACCTTGACCAGTTGAATCTGTAACAGTGTAACTGTCAGATGCTGTTAAATAATTTAAACCACCATCAACACTAAGCACTACCTCAAGAAGTACAATATCTGTTGCTGGTAAAACATTACCTAAAGTAAAAACATAGCTATCATATTTACTTGAGTCAAAACCTGTAAATGAAACATTAGCTGAACTACTAGCATCAGTAGAAGCTATAAACTCTAACCCTCCACCAATTTTAGTACCCATATAAGTTGCAAGCCTAGACATTGTAGCTTTACGATTAGTACCACCTGCACCGTCATCCACAATCATTAGGTCTGCATCAACTAAGGCTGCACCAATGTCTGTACCAGCATCAATGTCTAGTAAAGGCAGTGTTACCCCACTACCAGTAAGATTAGCTGTGTCTCTTGCTTTAGTCATGTTCTATCCTTTAGCTAGGCTTGGTAGGCCACGTAATACTATTAGGGAAGCCACTCTGTGCTGGTACGTCCCGTAGTGCTGCACGATAAGTAGTCCATGCACTAGACATGGTTACATCACTGTTGCCCATCCAATCGGTAGCAGCTAGTAGTGCATCCCGTTCTTCACGAACAGCTACAGCAGCACGTGTGTCTGCAGCATCAGCCCATGCCTTTTCCTCAGCATCACGTGCAGTCTCTTCGTCTGCTGTGAACTGAACCATTTCTCCGTTAATATTATGATATCTTGGCATTTCTGCTTTTCCTTTGTTGTTGTGTTATGAATCTTTAATTCCGTACATTCTAATTTCACCAGACTCTATATTTCCTGATGAAAAGAAAAATTGTATTGCATTTACATTAGCAGTAGCCTGTCTTGATCCACCATAGGTTACATAGTTATTACTGTATATTCTGTTATTATGGTCGTGTCCCACTCCACCTGATGAAATAATATAAGTGTAAGAGCTAGTAACATGCGGTAATCTGCACTCTATGTCTAAACTTACACCAAGCTCTCCACTATCAGACCCAAAAGTATTAGTACCAAAAGGATCAATAACATTAACATCAGCAGTATTACCAAGATTATGATAATTATCACTGCCACTATCATAAGAACTGCCACCATTAGAGCTAGTTCTAACCCCTAATAATACATTATCAGTAGCAGGAATAACTAATCTAAATTCAAACAGGTAGTGTACATATTTGCTAGAATCAAATTGTGTAAATGCTTGAGTGGCAGCATTACTAATAGACCCAGATGAAACTATAAACTCTTTAAGTCCACCAACTTTAGTACCCATATAAGTAGCCATAGTCTCAACACTAGTCATACGCATAGTGCCAGCATCGTTGATCAAGACGCCATCACCATCAGCAATAGCAGTTGTCCCTCTGGCTGTACCACCGTCTATGTTATCTAATTCAGCTTTTGTTACACCAGTGCTTGCTAATGCAGCTAGTTTCTCTTGCCTACTCATTAGCTGTCAATCTCCATATAGCTCATAATCACTGAGACTTTATCTGCTACACTACAGTCTACCTTAATAATGTCACCTTCGTTAAGAACAACCTTACCGTCTAGTACAGACAGTGATGATCCTACTGGTATAGCTGCATCTTTAACTAAGTGTGCTGTAGTGTTTTGTGTTTGACTTGCTTGTGTAGTTATACTAACCAGAGTTACACTTGCTGTAACCTGAGAGGTGTGTACGTTAGCTAAAGTAAGTCCTAAGATGATAGCCCTAGTACTTGATTGAGTAGTGTATATTGTTTCAGGAGTACCTGCACTAGCTGGTGCAACGTCCCTTGTAATTGTCTTGAATGTATTTGCCATTAATTTGTTTCCTTATCCAAGGGCGATTGCTAAAGCTGTTGCTTCATCTTGT